ACCAGATGCTCCTCCTGCGGATGATTGACCAGTACCAGGGATAACAGAATCACCCCTTGCACCTGCTGAATACCGTTGCATTGACTGAGCCATCTTAGAGGCAGGGATTATATATTCATCCTCTCCTGCTTCTCCTACGAGTCCCATTGTGGGTTTTGTAACCATTCCTCCACTTGAGAAACTGCCAATCATATTGCCTAATTGTGATCCAACAGAACCTCCTCCACCTCCAAGCCCCATCATTCCTGAAAAGATATTGGTCATTTTCTTTTGTATAAACATTGATGCCATCTGCTTAATAATATTTTTCAATGATTCTCCTAATGTTCTTGTGCCATCAATTAATCCAACAATTGCATTAGTTGTTTCTGTTGCTAATAAATCTGCAATTTTCTTTCTACGTTCTAATTCTTGTTTATCTGCTTCTTCTTTTATTTTTGCGTTGGTTTTAGTTTGATCAGCTAAGTCATAGGCTGCTTCGAGTTTCTTTCTAGCAGCATCTAATTCTGCATCATCCATTCCTTTTATTGACTCCATTACTTTTTCAATTTCTTGTTTTTTGACTATTTCTTTTTCATTACCATCTAGTTTTGCTTGATATAACTCTCTTGTTGCTTCAAGTTGTGCTAAAGCTATATCTAATCCTTTTCTATTTTTCTTGATAATTTCCTCTGCATTCTTAAGATCTTCATTTGAAATCCCAACAGTTGAAGCTCCTGTTCTTTGCGCTTCTTGAAATTCTCTGTATTTGTCTAATAATTGTTGTATTTCTTCTGTATTTAACTTCGATCTACTTGTCTTGCCTGTCATCGAATTAACTCCTCCTTTTGCCTCTATATCTGCTTTTAAATTCTTTCCTGCTTCTGTTCCTTTCAAATCATCTTCTAATGCTTTTAACCTGTTACCTGCCGTCGTTTTACCTAAAACCTTATTAATTAAATTTAACAATGGAAGAATTGCCTTCGTAGCAACTGCTTGCATTTGAATCTTCAATTCATTCCATAACTTCATTGTCTCCTTTGAAACTTCTCCTAATTCCTTCAACCTTTCTACGCCTTTATTTCCTATCTTTGTAGATAATTCATCTGTAATAGCAGTAGCAGCTTCTTGAATTTTCCCTTGAAGAATTAATGCCTCAACATTTCGTTCAATAGCTTCAGAAGAAAATAAAGATTTCTCCTGCATCATGTCGAAAGCATCTCCGACAGAAGCCAATGCTCTTCCTGTTTCAGCAGCAGCTTGAGCAAATTCCTCAACTCTTGAACCTATGATCGAACCACCAAGACCTCCAGCGAAACCACCAAGCAATCCACCAACAGCACCACCTGTAACTCCACCAATACCTTGACCAAACAAGGCAGGGAATCCACCACCTAGAATCGCCTGACCAGCTCTTGTACCACTAAACCCACTCATCATTCCTCTTCCACCACCTCCACCACCTCTTTTAGGTTTAGGACCAATAGGTGAAGAATATTGAGTGCGACCTGACAAATCTCCAGCAGCAAATCGTTCAAAAGCCTGTGCTCTTTCTGTCTGCTTCAACAAAGCAATTCTTTGTCTTAGCTGATCATTTAATGCTTGATTCGCTTTGACATAAGCATTGGCAGCATTAGTGGCTTCAGGCGTTCCAAAAGTCGATTTATTTAAGACACTACTTGCTTTTGAAACAGCTTTTTGAAGATTGTTAATACTAAAAGTCGCTAATTTTGCTTTTTTCCCTACTTTGTCAAAATATTCTGTTCCACCTTTACCATCCTTACCAATAACTTGCTTATTTAACGCATTAACAGCTTTATTTGCAGCCTTAATCTCATTGCTTAAAGCTGTAACCTTATTGACACCTTTTACAACAACCTGAATATCAGCGTTATAAGCAGCCACAGAAACCAACCATAAACACGATTACTAAACAGTCTAACGGAACCGCTTCACTCTATCCATTTCTTTTCGTTGATCCTCGTTAATCACTTGAAAATAAGCACTCCAACCTAAAATTTCCTCAAAGGTCATTTGACGGATTTCAGAAAGAGTTTTTCCCAGTTCTTTTGCGATACCAAATTGAAGCATTAACAATCCATCTTTCCGAAGCTCCGCACTTAAGATTTTGGGTCGATTGCATCCTCGTCATCTTGAAGCACTGCAAGCATCAATGCTTGTAAATCTGCATCTCTAACTTCATTCTTTAGAACATCTATCTCACCCATTTGAAATAACTTTTCTCCATTCTCATCACAAGCTTTAGCAATTAATAAACGTAACGCAAATTCATTTGCATCATCACCTCTTGGACCTTTTTGCGCCCTCTCTCTTTCTGCCATTGTTAAGGGTGTTACCCACATTTCAAAGGTAGTCCCATCAGATAATTCAACATATTTTTTGGTTGCATCTAGATTTGCTGCTTTCTTTAAACGATCTATTGCTCTTAACGGTGAGCGTGTAGTCCTAGGGCTTGATGACATAAGATTTTGTTGAACATTATTATTCTAACCTAATAAACAATAAAAAACCCTGCACTAGGCAGGGTTAATCGGAACATTCCGTGTCCCAGTCCTATTATGTAGAACTTAGGTCGAATGTTGGTACTCCTGCTGGTCGGAAGTTAACTGATACCTCTTGAGCATCATCAGGGTTAACACTAAAACTTGCAGAAGTTAATGTTGCATCGAAGCTGATTGAGCGACTAAGAGTGTCACTAACAGATCCACCACTAAATACACGGTCTGTGTAAAGCTTGAACGCTGCACCAACTTGCTGACGTTGAAGAACGTCTTCTACCAATCTGTTTGATAGAGCTGCATCTTCGTTTGTCATATATGTAGAAGCAGTACCAGAACCATCACCAAATCCAGCAATGTACTTTCTAAATGGAACGTATTGACCAGGAGCCTGACCAATTGTTGTTACATCAATCTCAGCTCTTTCAATCTCAAAAGTCCATTCTCTTACTTGCCCAATTGCAGCAAAATCGTTGTAATAAACTTGAAATTCATTAGGAGCTGCTGCTGTTCCTACATCAGTTAGATCTACAGCAGAACCACCATTTGTAGCGGAAACAGTTAAAGCACCTGAAGTTGCTGTATAGGTTTTAACGTAATAAGTTGTTCCAGCACTTAATCCAGCAGGTAAAGTTCCTGTTCCTGAACCACCTGTTGAGCCATCTACAACTTGAAACTTGACTGGATCTCCTACTTTGAGATTTAAATAGGTTTGAACCACCATTGTTTCTGTGCCAATGGTGACATCAGCAGGACTAAAAGTACCTGTAGTACCAGCAGGTTTATAATAAAGAGCACCTGATGTGCCAGATAAGACGGTAACGGCCATGAGGCTGCTTAAGAAATTTACCTATAGATTAGCTCAAAACCGTGGCAACGTAAGAAGTCTCTATTCTTCCCATAAACATTGGGGGTGTTTCTGTTGACGAAAAGCTTGGACCTTCAATTGATCCAGTCTTTAAATATGTACCTGTTGTGCCTTTTGTCGCATCATTTAGTGTTTCTAAAACACCAACAGCAGTTGTCATTAATGTTTGATTTCGTGCAGGGCCATCACCTTTCTTTGTAAAGACTCGAATAACAATTGAACCTCTAGCGTTATCAACGCTTGAACCTAATGTCGGATCGTTTGTTAAGCCGAATGTAACATTTACTCTTACGTATTCAGTCGTGCTGTTTGCTGGTGCAGCAGTGATGTTATCAAAGAAAACAGGGATAGCAGGACTTAATGCTCCAAAAGCAGTTAACAATGGGTTTTCTACTTCTGCTCGAATTTTTTGATAATTCATTTCACAACCTTATTCATTTCTAGTTTAATTGTCTTATTTAATCTGCCAGAAGCATAGGTACTAAACCAATCCAATTCAGCAGTGCTACTTGCTCGACCACGACCCTTACTAATATTACCTCTTTTCATTGTGCCTCCTCTTCCTCCCATTCCTTCTTGCCACTTACCACTAACAGCATTAATTGGAAGAGGGTTGTTTTCTGGTCTGAAGAAACGTCCTTCAGCTTGATCCATTGCATATTTTTTATGCGGTGACTGATTAGAAATCCTAAAAACAACTCGATCACCAAAAGGTTTTAATCCTTTTAATGCTTCTCTTCCTGTTGTTGTAGGAAATGGAATCTGACGAGGTGGACCTTCTTGCATAAAGGATGCAGGTTTAAAAACTTGAGAAGGTGTTTGGATTTGCCATGAGTTAGCAAATCGACCTGTCCATACTGGACCTAGATCTTGTAAATCATTAACAACTTGTACTGCTGCTCTTGTTGGACCTACAAATGCCACAGAAGCAGTCACTCTGTCTAAATCTTTTATTAATTTGCCTAATTCATTACGGATTCTTGCCATTATTGTGGCCTCACGATCAACGTATGAAAAATAGGCTTATCTCCTCTGGCTGTCTTAATATCAATAATTTTCCCCTCTCTTGTCGCTCCTGCCTGTGGGTATTGAACTCGATCTGCTTCCGTAGGGTAATAATCTCCTAATTCTTCTGATCCAATAACCATTTTTACATCTGTTGTTTGATATAAACCTTCGTCTTCGCTGGAATCAAGCGTTGTAATAACTCCTTTTACCGTTACATTTGTGTCCGATCCAGTGACAGCACCAGTTGTGGGGTTATAAGTCTTTGGTGTCGTGGACTTGATAAAAGTGAAGTCTTGACCCCAAGTGCTAAGAATACTTGCTGGAATTGACCCAAATACATCATCAATTTTTGCCATAATTAACCTCTCACCACCCGTACTTGATAGCCGCCAGCTCCACCAAGACAATAAGCACCAAGATAGGACTGAAGCCAAGGATACACGTCAAAAACATTGTTCACATTGCCAGTAGCAAGACTAGCTTCGTTATATTTCACCTTTAATTCACCCATTTCTACTTCTTTTGCAACACCAGCAGTGCCAGTATTTCCAGTTATCGCATCCGTATCATTGGCTAAAGCTCGTGCTAATTCGTACTGTGCATACTTGATTTTTGCAGGAATTAACGTACAAGCAAGTTCTACATCATCAACTTGAAAGTTATTTCTAGGCCATTTCAATGCTTGTGATTCATCACACCTATCACCGTAATAATTCAAGCTATCAATCCAACGACAAGCAGAAATCAATGCTCTATTTTTCTTGTCATCTGATTTGTCTGTCCACGTTGAATCATCAGGAGAA